CGCCCGCTGGATATTGGCAAAAACTAGTGGGCGTTTTCTCTTCAAAAGAGTTAGCTGATGAAGCCGGTGTGAAAGCTGTTGAGAAAAAAGGTGATAGTTTTTGGTACACAGTAACTAACAAAAGACTTGACCATTATGAGGATACACTTGTATGAATGATAATATTGAAATTAGGTTCTATGCTTTTGCTGCTGCACAGGTTCAAGAAACAATTAATGCTTTAAAAAATCGTGCTGGTTATTTAGGTTTTCTTGTAAAACATTCAGTCAACATGGACATTGTAGTTGAGGATGTAAGTGTAGACGGCGGCTTAGATACTTTCAAAGTTATCTTTACTTTATCTAAAAGCGATGCTACACTATACAGGTTGAAATATAATATTTTCGATCATAATAAATGGCAAATAATGGCAAGCTATGTTTGACAATAACACACAACGTATCGGTTTCGCATGTAAGTACATGCACTCTGATCAATCGCTTAAAAAGAAAGAGCTTGAAGAAATTCAACGTCCTTTCAATACTAGGTCCACAACTGTTGCCTGGCTCAACAGGCAAACTCGTGAAGTTGCCGAAGAACGCCTTTGGGACATTATGGTCCACAACATCAAATCTTACTACAACCTAATTTGGTATGTGGGCAATCGTGCTCCTGTGTATCGCATGATTCGACTAGGCAGTGATTGTTTACCTGTGTACACTCAAGAAGATTGGCGTTACTACTGGCAAAAGCCTGACGTGATTGCTTATTGCGAGCGTGAGTTTGCTAAGGTGGGCGAACTTGCTCGCGAGCTTGATGTGCGTTTATCTATGCATCCCGGTCAGTTTACCGTGCTTGCTAGTGACAATCCCGACATTGTTGATCGCAGTATTGACGAGTTTGAATATCACATCAACATGGCACGTTGGATGGGATATGGCACACAGTGGCAAGACTTCAAGTGTAACGTACACATTTCCGGTCGACAAGGTCCTGAAGGTATCATTAAAGCCTTACCACGCATGTCGCCCGAAGCTCGCAACTGTATTACTATCGAGAACGACGAGAACTCATGGGGTCTCGATGCATCACTTGAACTTGAAAAACATGTAGCTCTTGTACTCGACATTCATCACCACTACATTCGTAGCGGTGGTGAATACATTCAGGTCGACGATGATCGTGTAAAACGTGTGTTTGATAGTTGGCGTGGTCAACGTCCTGCTATTCACTACAGCGTAAGCCGTGAAGAATACATCGAGTCTGTTGATACAAACACACTGCCTGATCTACAACTGCTTATGGAGCAAGGCTACAAAAAACAAAAGCTCCGTGCTCATAGTGATTATTACAAAAATGTAGCATGCAATCAGTGGGCTTTAACCTTCTTAGAATATGCAGACATCATGTGCGAAAGCAAAATGAAGAACCTTGCTGTCGAAGACTTGATCAATCTTCTGTAGGGGGTTCCCAAGATTGAGCGCATGTTTCTAGTATAGCAATTGCAGTTAAAAATGTAGGTGCTTGCCTAGTCGAAGGATTTTCTAACATCCACAGACTTTGGTATTTGTAAGCGTCTAATTCTTTTAAAAGATTGCAAGAATATTTGGTTTTGTTTATGTGTTGCAGATAATGAACTAGTTCGTGTATTACTGTGTCTGCATCCTCTATACTGTTCCAATCAAAATCATCTTGTAAGTATATTACACCACTTCCGGGAGTAGGTTGAAACACAGCCTCTACCTGAGTTACATTATCGTTCTTTTTATCTTCTATATACTTTTCTTCGCCATAAAAGAAAATATTCATTTGTTCTTGCGACAGATAGACTACTAGTGGAAGGGATTGGCCATTGTGAGGTAAATGATAGACTTCTGCAAGCCAGTCTATATGCTTTTGCATTTCTGCTAATTCTACATCTCTATCCCGTGCAAATGAAGATAACGGTATACAGATAGCAATTAATATTGCTGTTATAAATCTTATCATACTGTATTTACCGCAAATAAATACAATATCAAATAAAAGGATTACCTATGACTAATCAATTATTACGTGCAATGTACAGCAGTAAATCATTAGCACAACCAAAAAATCCCAACAGGGTAATGGGCGGTTTGCGTGCACACGGCATGAATTCATACACAGTAATTGCCGAAGATGGCAGTGAACAAGCAGTGCCGTCACAGCGCTATGTTGAAACTTTAGAACAAAAAGTTTTAGAACAAACTACTGCTATAAAAGAAATGCAAAAACAAATTGAGAGATTAAATCGCAGTACAAACAATTTAAAGAATCAAATAAATACAGTAACAAGGAATTCTACGTATGACAATTCTGTCTTTAACAAGTAATGCAAAGAAAAAAATTGACGAATTAAGTGCAAATAATAAGTCAGTTAGTTTAAGCATTAAAGGAGGCGGGTGTGCAGGGTTTGAATATAAATGGGATGTAATTAACAACGATCAGATTGAAGTAGGCAGTGAAGTAATTGAATCAGATAACGGAAAATTAGTTGTAGATCCAACTAGTGTTATGTTTTTAGTTGGTACTGAAATAGATTACGAAACTGAAATCTTTGGTCAAATGTTTAAAATTTCTAACCCTAATGCAACTTCTTCATGCGGTTGTGGTACAAGTGTAGACTTTGATATAGAAGCAATGCAAGAATAATCGGAGACAAGTATGTCAAGACAAGTAATAGATATTGGTATTGAGGGTAACGACGGAACCGGAGATAGCATAAGAGAAAGCTTTCGTAAATCAAATGAAAACTTTCAAGAACTGTATGCAGTATTCGGATTAGGTGGTCAAATTAGCATCACTAACATGAGCGATGTTCCGGATACACTTCAATCTAATAAAATACTTACAACAAATGCAACAGGCACAGAAGTAATTTTTTCTACTATTGCGTCTAACAATGCACTAGACGATAGTAGCACTGATACAATTAATGTTGATGTAACAACTGTACCAGGCAAAATTATTCTTACAACTGCATTTGGCGAAATAGTTGACGATACATCTCCAACATTAGGCGGGCATCTAAATGCAAACAATTTAGCAATTGGTGGTGTTGCAATTTCAGATGCAGCCGCTGACGCACTTAATGCTCTGCCAGGAAATAGCACAAATTATACAGTTGACGATCTTGTTATAACACAAAAGCATGCAGACCAAAGATATGCACCATCTGGCGTTAGCATGTCGTTAGGTGACGAACCTAGTGATGCATCTGGATATACTTTTACAATTACTGCTTACAATTCTAGTAATAATGCTGTTGTTACTGGTCATGGTTTTACATCTCAGCGTAACGGAAGGGCGTTTGTTTACACTGTTGAAGAAACACTTCCTTCTGCATCTCCAGCATTAGTAAGTGGCACTACTTATTTTATACGTAGAGTAAATGATAATGAATTATCGTTCCATCCAACAGAATCTGATGCAGTAAATAACACCAACAAAATTGTTATTACCCAAACTGCAATTGCAGCAGGAGATACTCACAAATTAGTAGACTCTAAGTATGACAGTGCTTTAGATGGCTTCTGGTTGTCTGATCAACCTGTTCCTAGAAAAAGTCTAGTTCGCAGACAAGGCGATAAAATGACAGGTGCTTTAGTCCTAAATGATCATCCCGGCGATCTAAGCGGACAAGCACAGAATAACACTGACTTGCAAGCTGCATCTAAATACTATGTTGATAACAGCGGTTCTTCTGCACAAAGCGTCATATTTGTAAGTAAAAGTGGCAATGATGCACAATCTGTAGCACCTGCTGGCAAGGAAGGTTCTAGTCTTTCATATGCATTCAAAACTATTAACGCTGCCGCGGAACATGCATACGAAGTTGTAAATTATGCACAAGAGACATTAGGCCCTTACGTACAAACTGTGACTCATACAAATTTTACAGTGAATGCACTGGTTAAAAGTGGCTTTGCTGTTAACAGTCCGGTCATGCCACATGCAAATACTGCTCTAAAAAACAATAAAGATTATCTAGTAGCAGAGATACAAGGATATGTTGAATTTACATATCCGAACTATGTTTTTGATCAGCATGAATTCAAAGATGACTATGGCACTCTTATAGATAGTATAAGATTTGATTTAAATAAAGGTCTTACATCTAATGCTCTTACAAAGAGGTTTGCACAAAAATTTTACAGTGAAATTACAGACAGAGTAAAAATTAAAAAACACTTAACTGAAAATAGTGCTGCTGTTACCCAATTGTATAATCTAATTAATACAAGTATATTTGAAAATACTGGTTACAATGAAAAACTAATAGATGCCATCACAAAGTCTAGCGGCAGTACTCCTAGTGTAGTAACAACTGCTACAAATCATAACCTATCCGACGGAAACTTGGTTAAGTTTGCGTCAGTGCCAGGCATGTATCAATTAGAAGGCAAGTTTGCCTATATAAAAAGTGTAACTTCTACCACTTTTGAAATTTATACAGATGCAGCACTTACAACTGTATATGACACAAGCAGTTTTAGCGATTACATAGATGACAGTACAAAAGGTAAAATACAATTAAGATATCAGCAGTACTGCGAACAAAACACGTCAGGCACACACGTTAACAATAATGAATTGAGTGCAGCATCAGCTGCCGAGTCTCTTAAAGACCTTGTTATTAACATATGGACTAATGGACCTGAAAGTGGGCAAGACATTGTTTATGGTAACAAATATATACTAAAAGTTGTAAATGACGGTACAGATTTAGATCAGACTAATAGTGCAAATGTTGATGCACTTCCTAGTAAACTCATAAGAGGTAAAAAGAGTGGCGCTTTAGGACAAATTACCAGTTTTACAAATAGAACAAGTCCAGCAGAAACAGAATTTTCCTTGAATATGTTAGCTCCTATTGATTTCTTAGAAGACGAAGAAATAGAAGTAGGTTATCTTACAAGGGAAAAACAAGTAACTATACTGGTAGAAAGTGGTACTTACGAGGAAGATCTACCCATTAGAATTCCGCAAAATACATCGCTCATTGGTGATGAGTTTAGACGCACACTAGTCAAACCACGTAAGCGTGTCTCCCAAAGTGCACATGCTAGTACTTACTTCTATAGAGACAGTGCCTTCGACGGCATTACTACTGCTACCCAAGGTGCTACACTAAATGACCAGCAAGGTAATGCAAAAGGTAAAATTGGATATCACTATCTTTATCGTCCAGACCGTGTTAAAAATGTTGGACCAACTGTAACAAATGCAGGATCTTACACAACAGCAAAACAAATATTACTAGATAACTCAAAGTATATAGTAGAAGAAACGTTGCAATTCCTAAACACAAATCATTCAAGTGTAACTTACGACGAAGTTGCTTACAGAGATGATTTTCATAAATTAGTAGATGCACTAGCACACGACCTAGGAGAAGGCGGCGAAGAAAGAAGTTTAGAAATACAAGGATCTTATCACGAAGTGGGTGATACTGATTATCTTTCTAGACTAGGTGATAGCTCAACAGAAACAGCAGTAGAAGCAGCAATTGACAACATATATACTTTGTGCAATTCAATATTAAGTGCAAGTGCACCTAGCTATACCGACAGTAGTTACACAGCAGGTAGCTCAACAGTAACAGACAAAGTGGTTCCTAATCTAAGTAATGGGTCTGGTGAATCAGGTTCGATAAGTGCTGTGCAAGACTTAATTGACAAGATAAATTTTGTATTCAGTATTGATTACAATCCGCCGTTACGTAACGATCAACTTGACGTGTTTTTTGTAAATGACGCATCAACTGTAGAAAATATCACAATACAAGAGCACGGCGGATTTGGTATTGTATTAGATCCAGTTGGGCAAATATTAACAAAGTCTCCTTACATTGCAAATTCTAGTAGTGTAAGCAAAAGCACAAATACTAAAACTTTTGCCGGTGGTGTATTTGCAGATGCTTATGCAGGAAGCATACCTATTAGAATACGTGGCAACAGTGGAACATTTACCGATGCTACAGGCTCGGTATCATTAGATGCATTCACACTTTGGGTTGAAAGTGAAGACACTGACCTAATTGGTGACAGCTCAGTATTAGGCATACAAGGTTTAAAGGTAAAAGAACCGCAAGTTCCTAGTGTGTTTTACGTAGACGGTGTAAGATATCAAATTAATGCTATCAGTAACTATGATAAAGATTTAGGCAGATGTATTTTATACCTTGATCCTACTACCAACAACTCTACCGGTTATGTAGGTGACGTTAGTTCTTCAGTAGATGTAGAGACATTTATACAAATAGGCGGTAGTAGAAGTATTACAGTTGGCAACTTCCAACAAATAAACGACTTGGGCTACGGTATTGTTGCTGCTAACGGTGCAAAAATTACGGCAGATCACATTGAATCTACATATAACCAAGCTAGTATATATTCAAAAGACGGAAGTGATATTAAACTTACAAACTCAACTTCTAATTTTGGTAAGTTTGGTATTGTGTCAGAGGGCGCCGATCCTAATACTATTCCAGATGCAGTAACTTTACGTGACAGTATGGTACAACCTGCCAAAATACACGGAACATACAGTGCCGGTACAAGTCAAACTACAGTAAAAATATATGATGTAACGGTAGCTCCTAAGGCAGGCGGTATTTTGACCATCACAGGCCTTACAGATGACAGCACCTTCCGAACACTAGATTATAAAATTAACAGTGTGAAAGTTGATACTGCAACAGGTTCACCAGCTGTAATAAGTAGCACAGTTTATGAATTAACCTTTACCGCAGATGACGTTTCGTCTACAAACTTTTTTGGTACACTACAACAAGATCTATCAGACGATACATTAGTAGAATATAGAGACGGAACGCAGTTTATTTTTGCAGATGTCGCTAGCCCCACAACATTAGATCCAAGACCTAATACAACTTTCACATTTACAGAAAGCCAAGACACTTCTTATAGTACAACTGTGTTTTCAACACAAGACAATTACAGCGGTGACTTACCAAACACACATGTAAAAGCTACGTTTGATACACAATTTGAATATATTGACCTCCAGCCCAGCATAGCAAATATTGTAGGCAAGGGTGATGCACAAGGAAACACTACTTTAGCAATTAATTTAATTACAGGTGGGTCGGCTTCATTCCCTAATACTACTCGAGTAGTTGGAATGTTATTTACTTGGGCTGGTAGAACGCACAGAATTACAAATTACGATGCAACCCCAGTTACACATGCTGTGATAACATTTGCTGATACTGATTCTAATGGTGCAGCACTACCAAACATTCATCCTAGCTATGCAGGTGCAGGTTTAGCAGAACCAGTATACACTGGTAATGTACCCGAAAGTATTAAAGCTGGGCTAGAAACAGGCGTAGATGCAGAAATTACAGAAAAAACTGCTGTAGTTAGAGCAACCAGTACGGCATTTAAGAGTGTAGGCGCTGGGTCGTTTAACGACACAAACTTCCCTAACGATATACTAGGTGATCCAGTTGACAACTCAGATCCTACTCCGTTTACTACTTCTCCTAGTGCAAGTAAAGCTGAAGTATGGCAACGTGGTAAAGGTAGAGTGTTCTGGAACAGCTCGGATCAATTTGGTGTATTTAGAGTTGGGCAATTCTTTAACATAGATCAAGCAACAGGCACAACCACTATATCAGGTGGTATTGGTATTTCTGATGCTGAAAGCTTAGGATTTAGTTTAGGTGCCACTATTAATGAATTCTCTACAGATGATAGTATGAGCGGACAATCTGACAGTGCTGTACCAACTGAGAAAGCTGTACAAAGTTACATTGATAGACGTTTACATGTTAACGAAGCAGGTAGTGCTATTGCTGTATCTGATGAAATAGGACCTGGTTTTATGGCGCTAAACGGCGCACAGGCAATGACTGGTGATTTAGATGCTGGTAATAATAATATAATAAACTTAGACCCGCCGTCAAACTCAACAGATGCAGCAAACAAAGCATATGTTGATGCACAGGTAGCAACTAAAGACAGTTTAAGTGAACTCAACGACATTAGTATTTCTACTGCTGCAACAAGTGACTTGCTAGTGTACGGCGGAAGCTCATGGGAAGACGCTGCTGTAAGCGGTGATGTTACACTTACAAGATCTAGTGCTAATACAATAACAAGTGCTATTTCCGCAGGTGTTATTGTAGACGCTGACATAAATGCAAGTGCAGCAATTGCTCAAAGCAAATTAAGTTTAAACGACGCAACTACAAGTACAAAAGGTATAGCAAGTTTTGATACAGATCATTTTACAGTTACTTCGGGTGCTGTAACTGTAAAAGCAAACAGTATTACAAAAGCAGATATCGAACAAATTGCTACAAGCACTGTTTTAGGCAGAACTACTGCTGGCACAGGTAATGTTGAAGAAGTTTCTATTAGCACTATTTTAAGTTCAGGTAATGCGATACTTGACGGAGACTTTACTACAGATAATACTGGTTCCAAAGTGCTTACACAAGTTGCTGCTGGGTCATATGGATTGACAAACCTTTCAGCTACAACTGCAAACAACGCTGTAGTAAAACGTTCAGCAACTGGTGAGGTAGATGCTACTGCTTATCAAATTGACGGTAATCAAATACTTGATGTAGACGGTACTGATACCGTGCTTAAAACTACAGCAGGTGGTGTACTACTGCGAGGCGAAGGTGCTACGCCTGTACTAGAAACAGGTGGCGCAGTTCAAGTAGGCGACATTGCTAGCGTAACTAACAGCACATTCCAAGATGCTAGTAGTTATAGCGCAAACACAAGTAAGCTAGCGTCTACTTGGATTTACACAAATTTCTTAGAAGCTGCTACCGAAAAAGATGCTTCAAGCACTGGTATTGGTTTAGGAGCAGGCGGCGGCTTTACAGAGTCTGCTGCTGATACGATAATAAACGTTACAGACGGCGTTGTTCGTACTGTAGTAAACAGCTCAGGACTTACAGTTTCATCTGGAGATGTAACAGTTTCTTCAGGAAACTTGACAATGACTTCCGGGTATGTACAAACTACGAATCTTACAACAGGCGGAAGTGCAACAGCAGGTACTGTTACAGGCAACTGGACTCTTACTGTAGGATCACGATTCGAAGCAACATATGCAGACATTGCAGAATATTATGAAGCTGATCATACATACGAAGTTGGCACAGTATTAGTGTTCGGCGGCGAAAAAGAAGTCACAGGCTGCACAGAGCACAAGTCAACAAGAGTAGCAGGGGTGGTTTCTAACACAGCAGCATTTACAATGAACCAAGACTGTCCTGGTATTGCAACTTGTATTGCACTTGTAGGACGTGTACCTGTAAAGGTAATAGGAAAAGTTGAAAAAGGTGACATATTAGTTACTAGTGCAGTTCCAGGATATGCTGTTGTTGATAATGATCCTAAAGTGGGAACAATACTTGGTCGTGCAATAGGTATTAAAGATGATGCAGACAAGGGCGTTGTTGAAGCTTTAGTAGGAAAATAACAATAAATATACAAAAGAGAAGTAGAGAATGACAAATAGATATCCACTTATAATAGATACACTAGATTCTAACAAGATAAAAGAATTACCTTCAGGTGATAACTTAAATCTTACAGGCAACGGTGTAGTAGGAGTTACTAACATTACTGCTTCTGGTGGTATTACTTCTGATACACTCACAGCAAATACAATGACACTAGGTGGGCAAACTGTAAAAAGTGTAGCAACATCTGCTAGCTATAATGATCTAGTCAATGCACCATCTGCTGTAAGCGACTTAACAAACGATCTAAACTTTGTTACTACTGGTGCAAATATATCTGTGTTTACAAACAACGCTGGATATTTGACAACTGTGGCTTTTGCTGATCTTACAAGTAAGCCTACTACCCTTGCAGGATACGGAATTACTGATGCACTAACTACAGGTTCTAATAATAGTCTATTAGTTAATGATTCGGGATATTTAAAAGCAAGTGATCTACAAAATGGTGTTATCACTGTTGATGTAAACAATACTGGTGACTTAGTAGGTTCGGTGTTTGCAGACGACAGTACTGTAATGATAGATAGTTTACTTGGTGCTATAAATTTAGATGGAACAATTCGCGGCAACGTGATTCCAGCAAATAATGCAACATATAACATAGGCTCAGCATCAAACAAATTTAGTACTGTAACCGCTAATACTTTTGTCGGAGAATTAAAAGGTAGCGTATTTGCAGATGATTCTACACTACTTGTTGATGCTGTAAATGGAACAATTCCAGGATATGTAAGCATTGCAACTTTAAAAGCAGAAGTAGCCGCAAGTGCAGATTTTGCTGCATTCAAAACACGAATAGCAGCACTTTAACGGAGAGATAAATGGCAGTTCAAACAATTAACATAGGTAACATTGCTAACGATGGCACAGGGGATAATCTAAGGCAAGCGTTCCAAAAAGTTAACACAAACTTTGCAGATTTAGATCAACGTTTTGATTTTAATAACACCATAGAAAATTTAGGCACAGGTGAAGGTGTTTTTTATACAAAAGAAAACAATGTTCAGTACTACAAGAGTTTAAAAGCTGGAAATAATATTAACCTTAGTAGCACCAATGACGAAATAACAATAAGCAGTACAGAAGCTTTTACAATACAAACAGATTCGGACAGTGTAAACGTATCCGGTACTGGAAAGTTTTTTGGTATCAAGGGCGGCACAAATATTGATACAACAATTACAAGTAACGATGTAAATGTTGCTATTGACCCTAACGGTTTAGTTGCGTTAGACACTTCTCCTACACTAGGTGGAACCCTTAACGCAAATAGTAACAATATTACAAACGTAGGATCAATAACTGCAAATAGCTTTATAGGAAACGTGGTTGGCACAGTAAATGGTGTGACTGTTACAGATGATTCTAATGCATTAGATTTTGGCGGATTTATACAAAATGTAACTACTGTCGGCTCATATATTATTGCCACTACTACAATTGATTATGGCAGTTTCACAAGCCCTGCATCGTTAACCAGTGATTTCGGAAGTATCTAATCCTAATAAATACAATAGGAGTAGATGATGCATATTGATCAAATTTGGACCAAAAAGTCTGGCAATACAATTGCTACACTAGAAGAAAATAGCATTGTTGCTGTAGATCTTCCGATATCAGAACCTACCGCAACAATTACTTTGATTAGCGGAAGTTTGCCAAAAGGTACACGTATAGTCGGACACCAAATTATAGGTACACCAGCTGAGGTTGCATATGAGACGAAGTACAGATTTGTTTTACGTGCTAGTTATAATAGCAATTTATATGATCGTACATTTAACATTATTGTAAATGGATCAGATGTACCTCAGTGGACTACTGCTGAAGATCTTCTACCGATTGGTAACAACAAGGCTTATTTTGTATTAGACAATGCTCTTGTTGATTTTCAATTAGAAGCAACAGACGAAGATACAAGAGCAGGGCAAACCCTAAGGTATAGTCTTGCAAGTGGTACATTACCACCGGGACTATCATTAACTGTTGATGGAAAAATACAAGGTATAGTTGACCCTATACTTGCTATAGAAAAAGCACAACAAGGTGGTTATGATATCGGTGCATATGATTACGGATCAGGCACAGGTTATGATTGGTATAGTTTAATCGCTCAATCATCAAACGGTTTTGATAGTTATTATTATGATTTAGTAAAATACGATATTAGTGTACCAACAAAAGTTCCTAGAAAGCTCAACAGATATTTTGAGTTTACTGTTGATTTAACAGATGGTGAATTTGTTATTCCTAGAACATTCCGTATATTTGTTGTAGGTGACGATTTCTTTACATCAGATGTGACTTTGATGCAAGCAGGTACAGGCACATTTACAGCAGATGTTAGTAAACTAAGAGCGCCTGTTTGGCTTACTCCAAGTGACTTTGGGTATAGGCGAGCAAATAACTATGTGTCTTTGCCTCTGCAAGTAATCAACAATGCCACACTAGAAGGGTTAGTTTGGTACAGGTTGGAAGAAATAAACGACGATGGTACTGACAGTTTACTTCCTCCTGGATTAGGATTAGATTTTAGAAATGGTTATATCGTTGGCAGAACTCCGTTTCAACCAAGTGTGACAAAAACTTATAAATTTACTGTAACTGCTACACGAGTAAGTTTCGACTCCGAACGTGTAGAACTCCAGCAATACGCTTATGAAGATGTAGCAAAAAACGCCGCTACTATAAAGATTAGCAAAACAGAAAAAATTACCGAGTTAGATCTAATAGGCAGAACTTTTACAGTTCTTGGATTTACCTATAAAATACTAAATGCCGATTTTAGTAATTCATTATATGATGAAATAACTTTGACTTTCGGAACAAAAACTGCTATACCTAAAGGAACAGAAATAAATTTAGGTATATTTGATCTTACAGAAGCAGAAGAAGCAAAATCTACTAAGACTTTCACTGTAAAGCTTTTAGGAGAAGTAGAAAGTGAAATTACATGGGTTACTGATGCAGACTTAGGGTCTATAAGTGCAAACTACGTAAGTGTTAAAAAAGTAGTTGCAACGTCATCAGTTACAAATGCAAACGTATTTTATACCTTAACATCGGGAAGTCTTCCACCTGGGATGCGTTTAAACTTTGACGGAGAGTTATTAGGAACTGTAAAAAGTTTTGGAAATGTAAATGAACAAGGACTTACAGTTTTTGATTCAAGCAGCACAAAATTTGATAACAATACCACTCGACTAGATAGAGAATTCAACTTTACAGTTACAGCAAAAGATCATTTTGGTTACAGTCTTAACACACGGACTTTCAAAATAAAAGTAGCTGACCCTAATGATAAAGAATTTAGTAATCTTTTTATCAAACCTAGCTTAATTAGATCAAAACGTGATAAGTTTAGAAATATAATAAACGATCCTCAAATATTTAAACCAGAATGGCTGTTTAGGCCTAGTGATGCAAATTTTGGCATACAAGACGATCCAAAAGTATTGCTCTATAGTGGCATTGAAACAAAAAATATGCAACACTATATTGCAGTAACTAATCTTTACGGAAAACGTAAAACGTATCAAATAGGCCAGTTAAAAACAGCAGTTGCTAAAGAATTAGGTACACAAAATATTGTATACGAAGTTGTTTATCTTGACGTAATTGATCCTAGTAATAGTACAACTAAATCAAAGACTAGAAAAACATATTTACATAATGACAACACACCTCTAGTCGTCAATAGTGCACACTACGATAATGAGGATGAATTGTATGATAGTGAGCCATACCATGTGGTAATAGGCACTCGCGAGCAAGGCGATATAATATTTGACTTTCGTTTAAATTTAACTGTGGAAACTAGAGAAAATGAAATTTTAGAATGGATTCTTGCAAATAAATTGTACGTAGGCAGTAATCTTGGTAATAATCTAGAAGTAGAAATTTCAAAAGTAGGAGCTGCGACTCACTATAAAATACGACCGACAAATCCAAATGTAGTCACTGCAGACTTTGATTTATACACTGTGGACAGCATTATTAAAAATAAGAAAACAATTGCAAGTATAGATAACCTTCGTGATGAAATTAAAAAAATAGGCGAAACCGAAAAAGACTTTTTGCCATTATGGATGCAAACTCCGCAAGATTCTATTGCAGAAATAGGATATGTGCCTGCTCTAGTATTATGCTATTGTAAACCAGGAACAAGTTCAAAAGTTATTGAAAAAATAAATAGTTCTAGTACTAACTTTAAGGAATTTGAACTGGATGCTGATAGGCTGATTATAGATAATGCAGAAAACAATGCAAATGATCAATATATTGTGTTCCAGGATAAAGAATACGTAGTTTAATGCAAACTGAAATCGAAGAATGGATACTGAATTTTGTATCTGTAAAAAGTAAAAAATTAGATGCAATTCCCTGTCCGTTTGCAAAAAAAGCCTTGTTGAAAAAGTCAATTAGGTATGTAGATTGCAATTCACAAAGTCTTACTGAAGAATTCGCTAGGTTAAAAGATAGCTGGGATGATAGCTTTGAAGTTGTAGCTTGTTTTGCTAACCAAGACCAGTTTACTGTATCTGAATTACAACAAATGGTAGATCAGTTTAATCAAGAATGCAAAGACAACGAAATTGATCTTGTTGCTTTAGAAGATCATCCTAAAGATGCAGAAATAATTAATGGTGAAACAATGAATTTCGGAAAAGCGATTCTTGTTTTATTGCAGCGTGCATCTAAACTATCAGAAGCAAGTAAAATATTAAAAGACCAAGGCTATTACAAAAACTGGAGTAATGAAAATTATCAAAGCGTTGTAGCATGGAGAGATAGTTGAATGAACTAATATATTCTAGAATAAATTTATCTAAAACTAACTATGAACTTTTACCAAATGCAAAAATGCTAGACTCGCCGCCAATTGACAATCTTAATCAAATTTACAAAGATTATTGTGTTTACAAACAATTTAAAAGTGTTATGCCTATTTTTGATAGTGATTATAATGCGTGTGATGTAATTGGATATTTTGATAGTGACAGATTGGTTGCCTTTAGCTTAATACATTTATTCGATGACGAGCATGCTGAATCATTACAATTTGCGTGGGACTATAAAAATCCAAAACTTAGGTTAGGTTATGCAAGTTTACAACACGAGTGCAGATATTACAAAGACAAAGGATATAAATTCTTGTACCTAGGATTAGCTGATAAGTATAAAGAAAAATTAGACGGATTTGAAATTCTAGGACCACTTCTATAATGGACGTTTATACAATTTATGCTGACCACAGTGAAGATACAAATGCACATGAGTTTGTAAGACTTATGAAAAAGTTTCTTGATAAAATGGTAAAGCTTCGACGCATGGAAACTTATCGTATCACAAGGATGAAGCTAGGATTTAGATCTATGGATCTACCTGAATTTAGAATTGACATGGAATTCAGTAACATGCAGCAGTTAGATGATGCAATGACTAGCGTTATTCGTAATGAAGAAAATATCGAAGGTGAACATGTAGGTTTTAACCATTTGGTAGACATAGAAACAATACAACATTTTTTATACAGAGACTTTCCAGATGACATATAGAATAGATAAAGTAAACAGCTACAACGGCTGGGACCCATTAAAGCAAGTTGTACTAGGCGATTGCTACCCCCCAGAGTTTTTTGAGGATATGAAAGATCATAAACTTCGTGATCTTATGCAAAGACTAGTAAGCGAAACTAGGGAAGATCTTGATAATATACAAAAAACTTTAGAAGACTTTGGCGTTGATGTTGTTCGCTTAGATCCACTTTATAATATGCGACAAGAAATTGGTTCGCCTACTACAATTATGGAATGGTTCGAAAATCGACATAGAGTAACATTCGGACAAGTTCCAAAACCTCCTATCACTCCGCGAGATCAATTTTTAGTTATGGGAGATAAATTTTACGTTACATCTGCCGATCATTACTACTTAGAACTAGCACACACTATGTTCGAAACCAACACTAGAGATGTTCTTGTCAATCCTAATATCACTGACTCCAGCTTAGTTGATGCTGCAAGGTTACAATACGACGGGTTAGCTAGAGGTGAAAAAGTTGGCCCAGTTGGACCTATTGCACAAAGTGACGATCAAGTAAGAAACCAAATTTTTGGCGAATTTAGACGACACCCATGGAACGGTATTAAGCCTTTTCAAACATGGGAAGAATGTTTGGAATTTTGGGACACAGCGGATCCTACAAATAACGACCATCATTATTTTTTACAATTAATTAGTAAAGTAAGCCATAGTAGTTTTGCTCCATGTGTTACTCGAGTAGGAGATAAAATTATATGCGATATACAAGATTTTAAATCTATTGACAAGGTTATGACTAAATTTACAGAATTCCAGCAAGTAACTGCGGCAATTGGTGGTCATAATGACGGTAGTATAAACTTACCTAGGCCAGGCTTGCTAATCTGTGCCCCGTGGGAAGATCCTGATTTTTATAAAACCACATTCCCAGGATGGGATATAGTTCAAATTGATCATACAGGACAAATGCAACATGATTGGGGAAGTTGGAAAAATGATAAAGCTGAAACACAAGGTAGATGGTGGAGTCCATTTAACAAAGAAAATCCTGAAATAATTGACTTTGTTGATAGTTGGTTAAATGAGTGGGTTGGATATGCTGAAGAGACACTTTTCGAAGTCAACATGCTCAGTGTTAATCCAGAAACTATTTTATCTTTGAATTATCAAAAAGATGTACACAAAGCACTTAAAAAGCACGGCGTAGAGCCAATATACTGTAGATTTAGACATAGAAATTTTTGGGATGGCGGTTTACATTGTTTAACACTTGATACTGTTCGCGAAGGCGGCATGCAAAATTATTTTTAGTATAAATAGTATATATTGAGGAATTAGAAATGGCAAGTAGTATTACAGCTGACAATATAGATGCTAACTATCCAGTAGCAGGTCAAGACAATAATAGTCAAGGTTTTAGAGATAACTTTAATTTGATCAAAAACAGTCTTGTAGCTGCAAAAAGCGAAATAGAATCACTGCAAACTAACACTGCAAAACTAAACGCAGATAATGATTTTAACGGTGTAAAAATTGCTAACACTAGATTAGAAAACTGGACACAATCTGTATATTCATACGGTTCTGTAGCAGGTGATTTAGAAGTTGATTGGGCTAATGCGCCATATCAAACTATACAAGCTTCTGCAAATATTACACTTACTTTGAGTAATTGGCCTGCTAGTTCTAAGTATGCAAAAATGTTATTGCAACTCACTAGCGACGGATCATCAAGGACCTTATCTTGGATAGTTGCTAACGGCGGAACACTGAAAGTAGATACAAGTTGGCCTAGTTCGTTTACTGTAAGTAGCACAAATGATCCTGTATTTGTTGAATTATGGACAACAAACGGCGGTGTAACTGTGTTTGGCAAGTATTTGGGCTTATATGATACACCATGATACTAGGTAATCTCAGTGATTTATCTGAAAAAGAAATTCTCGAAAAAATAGACGACTTGTCTAGAAAATACTTTATTGCAGGTGCTAATCAACAATTACAAGAGCAAATTGCTAGTGCAATTGACTTATTTAAAATTGAATTAGAAGAACGTAAATTTAAAAATAAACCAGATCAAGGC